TGATAGTCTATCTGCCCCGTCGCAGGGTCATAGGAACCACTGCCTAGACCACCCGCACGAACACCCCAAGGCGTAAACCCACCTTGATTCTGAACCTGCTGTGTAATGTCACCGATGCTGCCCATGACGTCGCCACGTTGTTCCTGCATCCGGTCCATGAGTTCTTTGTACCCGTAGGCTCCTGCACCACCGCCTAATACACTCTCCCAAAAACTCATCAGTAGGTTCCTCCTATAATCCTAGCCCCTGAGGTTCCTGTGAGGTCCCCCTCTATAATGGGGTTTAGTGTGTTCAGTTTAGAATTCACAGAGGTTACTAAGGCATTGAACTCAAAGTCTAGCTGAGAACCCTTAACCACCTTCTCTGTGCTTCCGGGCGATAAGTTGTCCCTTTGCCCAAAAGTCAGGCTAGAGTTGGGGTATGTGTAGTTGCTCATAATAGTCTTCCTTGTAACACCTGTACATTAAGTTCTTGAATGCTCACAGAGGAGCCGAATATTTCAGTGGTGAAACCTACCTTGATGTTTCTACCGGAACCCCAAATGTTGTACTTCAGTTGGTTCAGGTTGGTTAGGATGGCCGACCACTCAATAGTGTTTCCTGTACCCCACTCTGCGTCTGTGTCCCAAAAGCCCGGAGAACCAGCAGGCACTAGCGCCTGTGTCTTGGTGGCAAAGTTTTCTTTGTAGTCATAGGCCCAGTTTAGCATTAGGTTGCCATTAAAGCCGCCAAATATTGTTACGTCTACCTGCTTAGGGAAGAGTAGGCTGGCGGGTGAGCCGAAGTCCAAGGGGTGTGTAAAGTAGGCTAAGCTAATACTACTAATGACAGACTCTAGGGGGTCACTTGCTGTGGGACGTACCGCAACCACATCTTGTGCGCCCTCGTAAGTATATACACCACCGTCGCCGCCGAAGTACGTAGTACGGTCTTGTGTGCGCACACCGCATCGAGGCTGAACCTGCGTCCATTTAGTACACCTAGCGGCCCCTGTGGGTAGTGGAGACCACGTATCGAACACGTAAGACTCTGTGTTGTCAGCTAAGAAGCAGACGTAAAAACTGTCTTCCACATGGTACACAGCCTTAATGTCCTGCACAACCTCCCTACGCAAAGCCTCTTGGAACTCTATTCGGACATTCATTGAGATGTCGCCAATAGGTACTGACTTCTGCTCAATTGTCCTGTTCAGGGAGCGAACACCCGTAGCATCAACGAACATGAAATCTGTGCCCGTAGGCACTACAGAGTCCCTAGAGATACACCCTAGGCCCTCAATGGTATCCTCTAGGCGTAGTGTAGACACAACGTCTGAGGTAGTTGAGTACAGCAGGATATTACGACTACCAAAGATAATCATAAAGTTGTTATGTGCCGCTAAGGCAGTCACTTCGTCGTACCCAGCAGGCCAATACTCTGACGTCTGTATGGAGCCCCACCCAAGGGACGTCCAGTTCTCACCGTCCAGCAGACCACTCCAAAGGACTGTTGTGGAGTCACCGTCGAGGTCACCGAGCCACAAACGCCCAAAGGCTGCGTGTGCTGCATTAGGCCACGAACCGGAGGCCTCCATGCCTGAGGGGTATTCACCCCAGAAGGACAGAGCAGTGGTAGAGACTGCGGGGTCAAAGACAAGTGGCTTATGTCCACTCTGGATAAAATAGCACTTATCGTTGAATGAAATTATCTGCCAGTGATTCTCAGTGGGCGTCAGGGGGAGTGTTAGCTCAACTAGCTCTAACGTGCCTGTACGCTCCTGTATGAAAATCTTATTGTTGCCTGCCGCAAACAACCACTCCTGACCATCAAAGGTGATGAACTCACCCATCGACACAATAGGGTTGTCGTCCAGCACATAAGGGTTCGTAGAAAGGAAGCTGAAACCTTTGCGGGACGCTATACGCCCGAATCGGTCAATAGTACAGTTGTCCGCACGAGAGGCGTACTGTATGTCCATGTCCAAAGGAGAGTCCTGAGTATTTAACCCAGCAAATCCTGGAGCAACGAGGCTTACATTCTGTTGTGGTTGAGCCATTATGCGTTCTTCACGTTAGTGTTGACCCAATCACCGCCTGCTGAGTACCAGTCAAGCTCATCGGGGTATAAGGAAGAGTCCTGTGCGATAGCGTCAGAAAGGTGCCTGTCCGCAATGGCAAAGAGTTCCGACGTAGGGGTCCCACCCACCTCCCCACGCTCCCGAGAGGCGAGAGCAGTAGCAAGGGTGTAAACGGGGAGGGAGGGGACCAAAAGCCTGTCTTCGGCATTAGCTAACGTCTGCTGATGTGACACCCTGTCAACGATTAATGTGTCTGTAGATGTTAGTTCCTGTACCGGATACACAATTATTTGGATATTACCGGACACAACCTCACGTTTATTTACGGCCACTTCTGTAGGCTGACCAGAGGGTGTGCTTGTGCCACTCGCGTACCGCTGTACCATAAGGTCTCTTGAAATCTGACGTACATTGTGATACTGTGAGGGGTTACTGTCATTAGAGCCGTAGAACCCCTTAATGATATAATGATTATCCGCTGAGTCAGGTAAGGCAAATGCAGAACCAAGAACCGCCTCTGATGAGGGGGTGTCCATGCGTACTAGGTCTGAACCCCGTAAGGCCGACCACTGCCAAGCATCTTCTACACGGTCCTTAGCATCATTTACTTGAGCACCAATAGACCTAAAATAGGGGTCTGAGTCAACCTGAGACGCATCTATGGTGTCTTCTCGTAGCCTCGTAAGAACTGCGTTGATTAATTGTATGTACGTCATCTTCTCATCATTCCTGTTGGTTGTATAAGGTCAATGAACTCTAGCTGCTCTACGTGGAAGTTGTCAAAGAGGGACGCTGTAATTGGGGTAAATGAGGTATTGGCGTTCTTCCCTGCGGCCCCTGCTGCACCGTCAGTGCCGTTAGTGCCATTAGTGCCGTTAGTGCCGTTAGTGCCGTTAGTGCCGTTAGTACCGTTAGGGTTATTACCACCAGTAGTAGTCTTGTCACCGCCACCAGTAGTAGTCTTGTCATCACCACCAGTAGTAGTAGTGTTACCAGTAGTAGTGTCACCAGTGCCGCCTGTAGCGGTCTTATTTGAAGGGCGTTCGTCTGGGTTTGCTTCGTAGTAGTCTTTTAGTATTATGGCCCATTGCTCTTGTGTTAAGTCGGCGGGAGGCTGCTCTGCTTCTTTGGCATTTCCTATCTGGTCAGCGTCTCCGTTGTAGATGCGCCCTTCGACCATTCTCTCTGGATTAGGAATCTCCCTCCTCTCACCATTAACAATATTCTCAAAGACAGTGCCTGTCCACACCCAAGCGTCCTCGTTCGCAATGGCCTCTTGGTACTCAGGGGAAGCCTCAAGCTCCTCAGGAACCTCCCAGTTCTCCATAGCACCACCGGGCTCGAAGGGGTCCTCTACGCCTTCTAAGGGGCTCTCAAGTCCTGTATCACCCTCAATAGGGGTGCCTCCGTTAGGGCTATTAGGACGACTATCACCACCACCGCCACCGTCTTCATCTGTCTCGTCTACGGGTACCTCTTCGTCCTTCACGGCCTTCCAGCCACTGACGGAATCAGGGTCGTCGTCTTTCTCCCAGTGCCACCCATCTCTGGAAGCTACAGGAGTGTTACCTATGTAGGGCCCATCTTCATTAAGGTCCCCAAGGTCCCCATTGTCTATCGTGGGGGTGTCGCTGGGGGTATAGCTGGTATCGCCTGTCTCTTGGTACGCCCTGAACGCATTGAGGACGTCACCTGAAGTAAGGGCACTCAAGGTGTCAGGATTAGCTCCTACAAACTCCTTAGCGAACTTAAGGGCTTCTGCTGAGCTGCCTAAGCCAGGAATTTTATCTAGGACTCCTCTAACACCGTCAACTGTACCTTTGACTGCTTCGGCAGCAGTTCCTATACCGTCTATGGCACCTCCTAGAATGTCTGAGTTAAGTACGTCGTCAGGAATACCCTGTAATATATCCCCAGTAACTTTACCTATATCTAACTCAGCGAACTTACCACCGCCGTACGACAGAAGCCCCGCTTTAAGGATGTCCTC